AGGATGCCATGTCCCGTAAAAAGAAAAACGGGGAACTCAGGTTCCCCAAAAAGAAGGATGCGAATGTGGATGTTGCCGAAAAGGCCCCGGACACAAGCCCGAATACAAAGACAGACGGCGGTGTGTTCAAGCCTTTTGAGGCGCAAATCACATTGTTTTCAATTGTCGATTTTATGATCTGCCAGAGCATGATCCCTATGGAGATCATTGATGCGGTTAATGAGGAACTGGACAAGCTGAGGGCTGATAGCGGCAGGAGTTCGCATGAGCATACACTTGTCGGCCAGATAAGGAACGGTGAACAGCTTTCCCTTTCTAGGGATAACCCCGTATTCTCCAAGGTCTACACGATGGCAGAACAGTTATCGATGACATATATACAGGCATTTGGACAGCATACTTCCCTGTCCAGCGAGGTTCCTTGGGCTGGCGCTCAGTGCAAGGATTTGTGGTCCGTTCATATGTTTGCGGGTGACTACAATCCCCTGCATGATCACGGAAGTGATACAGAGGGCGGACTGTCTTTTGTCCTGTGGACAAGGGTGCCGGAAGGGATGAGGAATGAAAAGGCGGATAACCTTTTCAATTCATCTGGATACCTTGACGGGTGCATAAAGTTTTTCAATGGACCCTTTTCCCAGCGTGGACCCATGCAGTTCCGTCCGCCGAAAGTTCTGGATATCGTTCCAGAACCGGGGAAGTTCGTTATATTCCCGCATTGGCTCAACCATACCGTCTATCCATTTGCGGTAGATGGCGAAAGAACAACCATATCCGGCAATGTGAACCTTTTTGACAAAACGCCGGAACAGATGAAACAGGAGTTAGAGGAAGATGAGCAATAAATTATATCACGCAGGTATTGGGTGGTCAGTTGAATTAGATCGTTTAGTTGTCTACGGTGAATGATTATGACAAAGCGCCAGAAGGAGTGTCTTGATTTTATCAGGGGGTTTTGGAGAGGTAACGGATATGCGCCGAGCTATCAGGAAATAGCAGACGCCCTTGGTATGAAAAATAAATCCGGGGCATACCGCATCGTTGAGAATATGTGCAACCGTGGTGTCCTTGTCAAACAACCAAACAGGTCTAGGTCTATAGCCCTTTCATCCACGAACCAGATAATGGATGGTACTTATGAGGAATAAGCATGATTTTTACCCGACTCCAAATAAAATTGTGGAGCGTATGGCTAGGGAATTTCTTGATGTTCAGATCGCTGCCATAAGGATGGGGAGTGTCAGGCCGCCCATACCGATATGGGAGCCTTGTGCGGGAGATGGGCGGATAGCGGATGAAATAAGGTCACATGGGCTTGAGGCCATAGAAACCGATGTCACAACAGGGAATGACTTCTTTGATTATGACAGGCCAATGTCGCCTATCCTGATGACCAACCCGCCCTTCTCAAAGGTACGCGAGTTCATAGATCATGCGTTTAAGATTGGCGTTGTATCTATGGCGCTTGTTTGTTCCGAAAGACTGTGGGCCTGCAAGAAAGGACGGGAGCAATTCCTGAGACACAGGCCCGGCAGGTTTGCCATGATGGATTGGCGGGAAGACTATCTGGGTAAGGGTGGCTCCCCTGACCGCGCACTTGCGGTGGCGATATGGGATGAGCCTTGTTCACATATTTGCCGTTATGAGGTTTGGTCAAAGGATCAGATGGACATCTACCCGAAGTTTGATTTCTCCTCTTTCCAAAAAAACTGACCAAGATTCGGGGCGCGAAGGAGACGGGATATGTCGGGGTTGACTGACGACGAAAAGGATCGTCGGGTCCAACTGGAGTACTCTCAAATCATGTTTGAGACAGTGCGGGTCCAACGCGACAAGGCGTTGGCTGAAGTTGAAAAATTACGAGAAAAATTGGCATGGGAGCAAGAATCACACAAGAGGACCGCCCGTATGCTGGGGCGAAGGTGCAATCGCCAACATGAAAGGGAAAGGGAAAGAGGAAGACGAAGCGGGGTCAGGGGTGGACCCTGAAATTGAGGTGGAATGAAATTTATTATTATCATTGCCATGATGTTCCCATACCCTCTGGCGTACTGGGAGAGTAATGCGTTAAGGATTATTCATCGTGACGGCATTACTGTTGAGTTTGATACAGCAGTTGACTGTTACAGGTATGTACGGGCTAATGTCAGGGAGCTTTCTTTGTTTGCTTTCCGTACATTCTCTGATAAACCCGGAGCAAGGATAGAAAGCATAAGGTGCATCCCTGTAGGCGAGCTATCAATATAGTTGACAATTTTATGTCAATAGGCGCATTATGGTAAAAGTGCGGAATCGTATACCATATTTATTCGGGAATTTGAATTTTGGCGACAACTGATCCGCAGCTTGATGCGTATATACAGAAAGCAACGGGCCTTCCCTACGAAGAACAGAAGGAAATACTTTCCCTTCTTGAGCGCCTTGAGCAGGCAACCTCAAGGGAAAGGATGTCGAAGGACTTCATTTCCTTTGTCAAGGGGATGTGGCCAGCCTTCATTGAAGGATCACACCATAGGATTATGGCGGATGCTTTCGAGAGGGTTGCCGAAGGAAAGTTGAGGCGGCTGATCATCAACATGCCGCCCCGTCATACAAAGTCAGAGTTTGCAAGCTACCTGCTGCCAGCATGGTTTCTCGGCAGAAACCCGGCGAAGAAGGTAATCCAGTCGGCGCACACCGCTGAACTTGCAGTTGGATTTGGCAGGAAGGTGAGGAACCTTGTTGGCCGCGAAGACTTCCAGTCCGCATTTCCGGGCGTTAAGTTAAGGCAGGACAGTAAGGCGGCGGGACGCTGGAACACCAACGAGGAAGGTGAGTACTTCGCTATTGGTGTTGGCGGTACAATTACTGGTAAGGGTGCTGACCTGATGATTATCGATGACCCGCACAGTGAGCAGGAAGCCAGATCGTTTGATCCGGGCGTCTTTGATCCTGTTTACGAATGGTATACGTCAGGTCCGCGACAGAGATTACAGCCCGGTGGTTCCATTGTTGTTGTAATGACACGCTGGCACCAGCGTGATTTGACTGGTCAATTGTTAAAATCATCCCACCAGAGGGATGGATCGGATGAATGGGAGGTTATACAGCTTCCCGCTATATTGCCGTCAGGAAAATCCTTATGGCCCGGATACTGGGAGAAGGAGGAGCTTGAAAGACTTAAAGCTGAACTTCCGGCTGCAAAGTGGTCTGCCCAGTACCAGCAAGACCCCACGTCAGAAGAACAGGCGATGGTCAAGAGGGACTGGTGGCGTGTTTGGGAGAAGGAAGACCCGCCCTCGTGTGAATTTATTATCCAGTCTTGGGATACGGCGTTTCTTAAAACAGAGCGCTCTGATTATTCTGCCTGCACAACATGGGGTGTTTTCTACCGCCCCGATGACAATGGCAGGGACAATGCAAACATTATTTTGCTGGATGCCTTTAAGGATAGGATGGAGTTCCCTGAATTGAAAAAGGTTGCCCAGAAGACCTATAACCAGTGGGAGCCTGATGCGTGTATCGTTGAGGCAAAGGCGGCGGGTTCGCCGCTTATATTTGAATTAAGGCAGATGGGTATTCCCGTGGGTGAGTTTACCCCCTCAAGGGGTAATGACAAGATTGCTAGGGTTAATGCGGTCAGTGACCTGTTTGCTTCAGGGGTTGTATGGTGTCCAAATAAACACTGGGCCGAAGAAGTGATTGAAGAATTTGCGGCCTTCCCGGTTGGCAGCCATGATGACCTTGTCGATAGTAGTACGCAGGCTCTTTTAAGATTCCGTCAAGGTGGTTTTATCAGGGTTGATTCAGATTACGAGGAAGAGGCATTGAATTACCAGAAAGCCGAATACTATTGATATTCGGTCTATTGTTTGAGGAGTTAACCATAATGCACAAGCCGAGAGTTATAAGCCGTACCATAGGCGAGGATGTTCCTCGAAAGCTCATCCCTATCAAAGGGACTGGCGCTGCCACGAAGGGAACCAAGTTCTATGCTTATGCCGATCAGGTAACTGATACGGCGCAGAAGCCCCCCGCCGAGTGGGTGTCAACCATTAAGAAAGTATAGTTAATGGCAATAGACAAGAGTATATCTCAGGCCCCAACCCGTGTTGACAGCACGGTTACAGAGGAAGAGCTTCATGCTATTGACGTTGATGCTGAAGATTCTGCCGTTGAGATAGCTGTTGTTAATCCTGAAGCTGTTTCTATCGCTACCGATGATGGCGGTGTCGTTATAGACTTTAACCCCGGCAGCGGGGAGACGGGCGGAGATGATGGTTTTGATTCCAATATTGCTGAACATATGGAAGATGACGCTCTCGGAAGGCTGGCCTCTCAGCTAAACGGGGAATTTCAGGGAGACCATAACTCCCGCGCTGACTGGGCAAGGACGTATACCAAAGGGCTTGACCTCCTTGGACTAAAGTCAGACGACAGGACAACGCCTTGGCCCGGAGCATGTGGGGTTTACCATCCCATACTTACAGAGGCGGTTGTCAGGTTTCAGTCTCAGGCAGTCATGGAACTGTTTCCGGCAGGAGGCCCGGTAAAAACAAAAATAATTGGCAATATAACTGACCAGAAGGAAGAGCAGGCGCTTCGTATCCAGCAGCATATGAATTATCTGCTGACCGAGAAGATGACGGAGTTCAGGCCGGAGACGGAACAGATGCTGTTTTCGTTGCCTCTCGCAGGATCGTCCTTCAAGAAAGTCTATTACGATCCCAACATGGGGCGTGTCTGCTCGCACTTCATTCCAGCAGAAGACTTTGTTGTTTCTTACGGGGCGTCAGACCTTCTGACAGCATCGCGCTACACCCATGTAATGCGGAAAGGTCACAACGACATCCGCAAACTACAGGTGGCAGGGCTTTACAGGGATGTTGAGCTTACGCCGAGCGCCCCTGACTTCTCCGATATTCAGGAAAAATATGATCAACTTGAGGGGGAATCCCCTTCATATGAGCATGATGACCGCTATGTGCTGCTGGAAATGCACGTTGACCTTGACCTTGAAGGGTATGAGGACACGGGCGATGACGGCGAAGAGACGGGTATTGCCCTTCCCTATGTCGTAACCTTTGTGAAGGGCAGCAATACCATCCTCTCAATTCGCAGGAACTGGTATGAGGATGACCCCCTGCGCATGAAGCGCCTTCATTTTGTCCATTACCAGTATATGCCCGGTCTTGGTTTCTATGGCTTCGGGCTGATCCACCTTATTGGCGGTATAGCTAAATCCGCCACATCCCTTCTCCGTCAGCTTGTTGATGCAGGGACATTGTCTAATCTTCCGGGCGGCCTGAAATCTAGGGGGTTGCGCATCAAAGGGGATGATTCCCCAATCATGCCGGGGGAGTTCAGGGACGTTGACGTTCCGGGCGGTGCGATAAAAGACAACATTACTTTCCTCCCCTACAAAGAACCCAGTAATGTGCTTCATTCGTTACTGGGCGAGATCGTTGAGGAAGGTAGAAGGTTTGCGTCTATAACCGATTTGAAGCTGGCCGACATGAAACAGGATGCTCCTGTTGGCACAACATTGGCGCTTATTGAGCGGTCAATGAAAGTTATGTCTGCCATTCAGGCACGTTTGCATGATGCCATGCGCAAGGAATTTATCCTGATTGCTGGCATTGTCCGTGACTATGCGGAGGACGAATACGAATATGAGCCTGACGACAAGGAAGCGATAAAGACGGATGACTTTGATGGTCGTGTAGATATCATCCCTGTGTCTGACCCGAATGCCGCAACGATGAGCCAGAGGATCATGCAGTATCAGGCGGCACTTCAACTATCCCAGAGTGCGCCACAGATGTATGATCTTCCAGAATTGCACAGGCAGATGCTTGATGTTCTGGGCATTCAGGATGCGGAAAAGATTATCCCCATGAGCGAGGAGATGAAGCCACGCGATCCTGTCAGCGAAAACATGGATGTCCTCAACAGCAAGCCGTTGAAGGCATTTATCTATCAGGATCACGAAGCACATATTCAAGTCCACATGGCGGCGATACAAGACCCAAAGATACAGCAACTTGTCTCCGCAAGCCCAATGGCCGGGACGATTGCGGCAGCTATGGCGGCTCATGTTCAGGAACACCTTGGATTTATGTATCGCAGGGAAATCGAGAAACAACTTGGTGTTCCGTTACCGCCGCTTGATGAACCTCTCCCAGAGGATGTGGAGGTGAAACTGTCCCGCCTTGTTGCTGAAGCTGCCGAGAGGTTGTTCAATAAGGATGTGGCAGAAGCCCAGCAGCAGGAGGCTCAGGAGCAGATGCAAGACCCGATGTTCCAGTTGCAGCAGAAAGAGCTTCAGTTGCGGGAGATGGATATAGCTCGGAAGGCTGAAACAGACAGGGCGAGGTTAATGTTTAAGGCCGAGCAAGAGCGCTCATCTCAGGAGCTTGAGCGAGATAAGATGGAGCAGGATGCGGAGCTAGAAGGCACGAAGATGGGAATTGAAATCGCCAAGTCCCGTGAAGATGCTGCGATGAAACTTTCTTCTGGCGAGGAAAAGGCCGCACTTGACAGGGCCAGACTTTCTTCCGAGGTCGCCAAAGCACTTCTTGATGATGATATTAAAAGACGTTAGGATAATTAATATTGATTGAAGAATCTTTACTTTCATCCTTTCGTAAGGTATTACGGAATGCGATGAATGAACATGCTGATGCCATCGCTATGGGTGGTGCATCGTCTTTTGACGAATATCAAAGGATGGTTGGTGTTATTGAGGGTCTGGCAACAGCGGAAAGAGAATTGCTGGATTTAATGGATAAACAAAGAAAGGCTGAGGACGGATCAGGATAAGTATAGTGTTTCACATGAAACATTGGGCGGCCCGTAACCGCCTGCCCCATCGGGCTAACAAACGTGCAGGGGTAGCGTTACCCCCGCTTTTGGCGAAAACGCAAGGAGAGTCCTAGTGTCCAATAAGAAGGTTGTTGAGCTTAGTAAGAATCTCGTACAGGCAATGAAGGAAGAAATGAAGGAAGAGAAGGCGGCAACTCAATTGCCAAAACCTTGTTCTTACCATATTTTAGTAGCCCTCCCTGAGCAGGAAGAGAAGACGGACGGGGGTATATATCTGACAGAGAGTTTGCGGGAGCGGGAAGAGACGGCAAGCATTACGGCGTATGTCATGGACATGGGGCCTGATTGCTATGTAGAGACGCCCCAAAGGAAGTTTCCCAGTGGCGCTTATTGCCAAAAGGGTGATTGGATTATTATGCGTTCTTACTCTGGGACGCGAATTGAGATACACGGGAAAAAGTTCAGGCTTATAACGGACGATGTTCCGCAGGCCATTGTTGATGATCCAAGGGGAGTGATCAGAGCATGAGCGCGGAACAGGGGATGGCGGAAGAGGCTCAAGAGGAACTCTTTCAGGAAGAGAGGTCTGATAACTTTACTGACCCGGTTGATGTTCTGTCGGAGGACGTTCCAGACTTTGAAGTGAGCGTTGTTGATGACACGCCCGAAGAGGATCGGAATAGACCCCCACGGGGGGAAGTTTCTGATGATTTAGAAGAAGACATCCCCGGTCTTTCCGAGAGGGTTAAGTCTCGCTTCGATACACTTCGTTATGAGTTTCATAATGAGCGCAGGGAAAAGGAGTCTGCGCAACGTGAAAATACTGAGGCAGTTCGTTATGCGCAGAGGATTCAGGAAGAAAATAAAGGGCTAAAGGATCAGCTATCAAGTAGTCGTAGGTTGCTCTATGACCAAGTGTCGGCAAAGAATGATGTTGAGCTTGATGCAGCAAAGCAGAGATTTAGGGATGCTTATGAAACTGGAGATGCTGATGCGGTAGCAGAGGCACAGTCAGAAGTTTCCCGCCTTCATGCGGAGCGGTCACACTACAATGTTGCCAATGAAATGGGTGACCTTAACGGTTCTTACAGTGATGATCAGCAACAGCAGCAGGTGCAGAGTCATGTGCAACCGCCTGATCCAAAGGCTGTATCTTGGTTGCAAAGGAACCCTTGGTTTCAAAAGCCCGGATATGAGCAGGTTACAGGGTTTGCCATTGGAGTGCATGAGCAACTTATCCGTAAAGGATATAATCCATTGATCCATAATGAATATTATGAGATTGTAGATAAGGAACTTGGCAGTAAGTTCCCAGATATTTTCGGGAAGGAAGCATCCTCTGGAAGTGGGCCTCCGACTTCCCGAAAGACCCCGGTGGTCGCCCCCGCAGGTCGCGGTGGAAAAAAACCGAGCAAAGTGGAGTTATCTTCCTCTCAGGTTCGTCTCGCCAACAAACTTGGGATAACGCCCGAACAGTATGCGGCACAGGTTATGAAGGAGATGGCCAATGGCTGACATAGAGGCAGATGAGCGCAAACCAAGAGAAGCCGATTCTCGCGAAGCTGGTGAAAGAGTAAAGTCTTGGGAACCACCACAAGTGTTACCCGATCCTGCCCCGCAGGATGGGTGGGTTTTTCGTTGGATCAGAACTTCCATTATGGGAAATCAGGACAATGTTAATGCGTCCAAGAGATTTCGTGAAGGATGGGAGCCTGTGAGAGCGGAAGATCATCCAGAAATGATGCTCACCCCTGACAGGGGTAGTGAGTATGCTGGAAATATTGAAGTGGGTGGACTTCTTCTCTGTAAGACAAGTGAAGAAAATTTCAAGCAAAGATCAGATTACTATTCTGATCTGGCTCGTCGGCAGAACGAATCGGTTAATAACAACTTCATGCGTGATGGTGATCCCCGTATGCCGAAACTTAATGAATCGTCTACGAGGGTTACTTTCGGCGGCGGTGCAAAGCCCTCTTAGGTTTTGTCCGTTGTTTTTTAACTCTGTCCTTTGAAGGAGGGATACATAAATGGCTAGTACAGCAGCCCCTTATGGTTTCCGTCCTGTTGGCGTTCTTGGTGCTGGCACTTTTTCTGGTGCAACTCGGCAGTATAAGGTCACCAACAGCTATGGAACCAGCATCTTCTACGGGGATGTCGTCAAGATAGCAAATACCGGCACTGTCGAGAAAGACACTGGTACTACGACGATGACTCCAGTAGGTATTTTTGTCGGATGCAGTTACACTGACCCCGGCACCAATCAACCAACGTACTCCCAGATGTGGACGGCCAGCACTTCGGCTACAGATGTCAAGGCTTACGTTGTTGATGATCCGAATGTTGTTTTTCAGGCACAGTCCGATCAGTCAATTGCTCAGACTGGTTTGGGGAACAATGTAGCGGTTGTTCAAACCGCAGGTTCAACTTCGATTGGCACCAGTAAAAACGCCATTGATGGCAGCACAATTGCTACCACAAAGACGTTGCCTGTCAAACTTCTCGGCTTTGTCGAGGGCGCTCACTCAACAGTTGGCGATGACTTCACTGATGTCTTGTGCAAGTTCAATGGTCCGGGTGATGGAACAGGCGATTCGTGCGCTTGTCATCAACTGCAAGACTCAACTGGTATTTAGGAGGATTTGAGCAATGGCTATTTCAAGAGCGCAAATGCTTAAAGAACTCCTGCCGGGGATTAACGCTTTGTTTGGTCTGGAGTATTCACAGTACGAAGACGAAGCAAACGAAATCTATGAGACGGAATCGTCAGAGCGATCTTTTGAAGAAGAGGTTGCATTGGCAGGTTTCGATGCGGCTCCCGTCAAAGACGAGGGTTCTGCTATCTCATATGATAATGCGCAGGAAACTTTCACCGCGAGGTACAATCACGAAACGATTGCAATGGGATTTGCGATCACCGAGGAAGCTATGGAGGACAACCTCTATGACAGTCTCAGTGCGCGATACACCAAAGCACTCGCCCGTGCGATGGCTTACACCAAGCAGACCAAGGCTGCCTACCCGCTTAATAACGGGCAATCAACAGGCAGTTACCAGTCTGGCGATGGCGTAACGCTTTTCAATACCTCGCATCCATTGGCGTCTGGAGGAACTAACTCCAACACCCCGTCAACTGCTTCCGATTTGAATGAGACTTCATTGGAGTCTGCTGTCATTCAGATCGCCAAGTGGACTGATCAGCGTGGCCTTCTAATTGCGGCACGTCCGCGAAGGGTAATTGTTCCGCCTGACTTGATGTTTGTTGCAAGCCGTATTTTGGACAGCGAATTGCGTCCTTCGACTGCTGATAACGACATCAATGCCATCAAGAACAATGGCACCATTCCTGAAGGTCATCGGGTTAATCATTTCCTGACCGACACGAATGCTTGGTTCATCATCACAGATGTGCCGAATGGCATGAAGCACTTTGAACGTGCTGCCATGACCACGTCTATGGATGGCGATTTCAATACCGGGAATGTGAGGTACAAGGCTCGCGAACGGTATTCGTTTGGTGTTAGTGACCCACTGGGAATTTTCGGTTCTCCGGGCGCATAACAGTTTCGGAAGGGGCGTTCGCGCCCCTTCCTATTTGTTTTGTAATTTGTGATGTAGCGAATTTCTCTGGGAATCATAGCCCTAGCGACTGGCCCAGCAGACGCTTACGAAGACTCTAGGGCAAATCCTTTCGTAAGGAGGTATATTTTATGGGAACGACACGCTTTACTGGCCCAATGATGTATAGTGGTGAGGGCCGTCAGCCGGGAATGGGTACTTGGTTCAAGAACCTTCCCCTAAACTTAAACCCTGATTATGTTGTTCAGTTTGATGACTTCACTGGCATTGCTGTTGATGGCACAAACGATTGGACATACTCCCAGCTTACCAGTGGAACTGGTGCTATTTTGGCTGACGCCATTGACGGGTGGTATGAAATTGCCGGAACAGGCTCAGACAACACAGGCGCTTCGATCCAAGGAAACGAGATATGGCAAGCGCAAGCCAATAAGAAAATATTCTTTGAGACACGCATCTGCTCTACAGATGCGGATCAGATGGATATCTTTGTCGGTCTTTGTGAGAATGGAAGCTTGGCAACTGGTGTTCCTTTCGCAACAAACAACCAGATTGGCTTTCTTGTATCGGATGGTGATGCTTCCATTAAGGCTGTTTGTGACAGCGGAGGCACTGAGACCTCCACTGATACTGGCGTTGATCTGGAAGATGGTTCTGTTTCTGGGGGTACTATCTCTGGCGACCGTCGTCTGGGCTTTGTTGTGACTGGAACGGGCAAGGTGGAGTTTTATGTTGATCGTGTTCTGAAGGTTACCACCACAGACAACATTCCGACTTCTCAGCTAACGACATGGCTGGCTGCTGTTGCTGGTGAGGCTGCTGCGAACAAGGTTGATTGCGACTACCTGTTTACGGCATCACAGCGTCAGACTGACGGCATGACCCAGTACAGCGATCAAGTATAGGGAGTAAATTATGGCTGCCCCTAAAAAGAGCGCTGCTATTGCTTCGGCTAAGAATAAGCCTCCTAAAAAAGCCCCGCCTCCTCCTGAAGGAAGTGCGGCTTACAAGGCGTTGGTTTTGGCTGGGAAGATTAAAGACAAATCTTAGTGAGGGCGGGGGGCTTTACGCCCCCTTCTTTCCTTATGGGAGATTTCTATGGCTGATGCTGTAAGTACGACTGAGTTGGAGGATGGTGAGCGGCAGCTTGTTGTACAGCTTACTAACCTTTCGGACTCAACTGGAGAATCAAAAGTTACGAAGATTGATGTTTCCGCCCTTGCCAATGATTCAAGCGGTAATGCTTGTAACGAAGTTCGCATTCAGGAGATATGGGCGCAGGTTTATGGGTTCGATGGCGTTCAGCTTTGGTATGACGCAGACACGGATGTGGTTGCACTAAACTTGGGTGTGGGCTGGACGCATCAAGATTTTACCAGTGTTGGTGGTTTGAAGATGTATGGGACAAACCCAACTGGGGATATTTTGCTTTCCACTCTTGGCACTGAAGCTAGTGGAGATGCTTACGAAATAATAATAAGGGCTGTAAAGTACTACGATTGATCAGTAAATATTTAGTGAAGGTCGTCGCTATGCTTGAACAATCCGCGTTGATTTGGAACCTTATTCTTACTGGTGTTGTTGGCTTGTTTTTTTGGTGGGTTCGCGGCATGTCTCAGTCTGTTCTTGATATCAGGAAGCAGATTTATAGTACTAGGGAAGAGGTAGCGAAAACATACGTTACAAAACCAGATGCAGAAGCAAACCTTAACAGGCTCTTGGAGAGGTTTGATCGCCTTGAGGCAAAGGTGGATAGAGTTCTTGCTGCAAGGGCCGGAATATAACTTTTATAGGAGGTCGTGATGCCGACTGTTGGTAAGGGCAAGAGTAAAAAGAAGTTTCCTTATACGGCCAAAGGGAAAAAGGATGCTGCCAAGTTCGCCAAGAAAACTGGCCAAAAAATAAAGAAGAAAAGGTACGCCTAGATGGCCACCTCTAACACCACAGATTTTACTCTTGATATCGTTGATATATGCGAGGAGGCGTATGAACGTGCCGGGATTGAGATGCGTGGTGGCTATGAATTAAAGACAGCCAGACGCAGCCTTGATCTCATGTCAATAGAGTGGATTAACCGTGGCTTAAATCTGTGGACAATTGAGGAGGGTACTAGAACGCTCACGGCAGGTACGGCCACCTACGACTTTCCTGCTGGAACTATTGATTTTCTTGATCAGATGGTGCGCACGGATGCCGGGGATACAAACCAGCAGACAGATACGAATGTGACACGGTTATCGCCAATGTCTTATGCGCAGTTGCCCAACAAGCTACAGCGGGGCAAGCCGTTACAGATTTATATTCAAAGGACAACAAGTCCCAAGTATACATTATGGCCAGTTCCAGACGATGCTGAAACTTATACTCTTGTATTCTGGAGGATCAGAAGGATACAGGATGTTGGAACAGCGGGATCAAATACCTATGATGCTCCCGCGAGATGGCTTCCGGCACTTACGGCAGGTCTGGCTTATTATGTGTCTATGAAAAATCCTGAGACAGCACAGCGCACTCCCCTTTTGAAGGCGGTTTACGATGAGCAGTTTCAGTACGCAGCAGATGAAGACAGGGTGAAGGCTTCTGTCCAGCTTGTTCCCGGCGGATACGGGTGGTTGTGACATGAGTGGCAGGGCAGCGGGGAAGTATGCACTTGGCATCTGTGATCGTAGTGGGCTTACATTCAAACTTCACGATCTTTATCCCCAGATAGTTGACGGGAAAGATTCCGGGCTAAGGGTTTCAAGGGACATGCTTGATGAAGATCAGCCTCAGAACTTCTTAGGCGAGTTTCCAATTAATGATCCTCAAGCATTACCGTTTACAAGAACAGACACCAATGTTGTTCAGCAGAGAAGAATTTCATGGAATTGGAATCCTGTTGGGGATAATAACGGACTGTCTGCTTTATATGGCTTTAGCACTCAGACAAGTACACAGGTAACTGGCGAAGTTGGAACAGTTACTGTGGTGGTGAGCTAGGGGTGATTCTATGAATTACACGGAACTCGTACAGGCAATAAAGGACTACACGGAGAATACGGAGACCACGTTTACAAATCATATAGATGAGTTCATCAATCAGGCAGAAACCCGCATTCTTTTTGATGTAGACCTCCCGTATTTCCGTAAGAACTCTACTGGTACGACAACGGAATCAAATTCTTATCTGGGCAAGCCGTCTGATTTTCTTTCTGCGCACTCTCTTGCGGTTGTAAGTAGTGGAAATGTTTATTCTTATTTATTGCCTAAAGATGTTTCGTTTATGAGAGAGGCGAACCCGGACACAGATACTAAAGGTGAACCAGAGCATTACGCCCACTTTGATAATACTACATTTATTCTTTCCCCTGTTCCAGATGCAGCTTACACAATGGAGCTTCACTACAAATGTAAGCCAACTGGACTTTCTTCAAGCAATGCAAACACTTGGCTTGGCGATAACCTTTCTCAGGCCCTTCTTTATGGATGTTTGGTTGAGGCGTATACTTTTATGAAGGGTGAGCAGGATATTATGCAGATGTATTTAATGCGTTATCAGGAAGGCTTGACGCAAGCAAAGATGCTTGGGGAGTATAGTGATAGACGGGATGGCTACAGAAATGGAAACCCTGTTTTCAGGCCCTCTTGATGTTTGGTGCTGAGACAAATATTGGTTCACCAACTGTTGTTACCAGCACTAATGGTGGGCTATCTGCTGACCAGATTACAACTTTATGTGTTAATAAGATCGTTCAGGTTAGTGAAAACGCTGCCCCTGAGATAAAAGAACAGGCAGAAGCTTTCCGCTCTAGGTTGGAAAATGTGGTTTATGCTTACGTCAACACAGCCCAGAGACAGGAAAGAGAAACTTGCATCCAGATATTAGCGAAGGGCGGCTATTTGGATTTGGCAGAATTACTTAGGAGTTATTAAACATGGCGATTACACAGGCTATGGCCACGACTTTCAAAAAAGAACTCTTGCTTGGAGCGCATGACTTTGACCTTTCTTCGGGTGATGCTATGAAAATAGCTCCTTACACAAGTACTGCTGGTCTTGATGCGACAACAACTGCGTATGCTTCCACAAACGAAACAACGAATACCTCTGGAACTGCTTATACCGCTGGTGGACTTGCCTTAACGAAGGTAGACCCTGCTGTAAGCGGAACAACAGCATATGTGGATTTTGCTGATGCAACATGGACATCAGCATCGTTCACGGCGAGAGGTGCGCTGATTTACAATACAGCCCCAAACACCACTTCGATATCACTAACAAACCCGGCGATTGTTGTTCTTGATTTTGGCGGTGACAAGACAGTTTCTTCAGGCACGTTTACTGTTCAGTTTCCAACAGCAAGTGCAACTGACGCGATCATCAGGATCGCATAGGCAATGTAAATGTCGTTTAGTGGCTGGGGCAGGAGTGGCTACGGTGAAGGGCCATATGGGCAGCCGGATGCTGTCAGTGTAACTGGTGTTTCGGCAACAGGCGGCGTTGGGTCTGTTGTAGTTGAGATTGGAGTACCAGTAACTGGCATAGCGGCTACTGGTGGTGTCGGCAATACCATTGTTGGAGAGGGCTATGCTGTAACTGGCATAGCAGCTACTGGTGGTGTTGGGTCTGTTGTGGTTGAAACAGCCTATGCCGTAACAGGAGTTTCTGCAACCGGGTCAGTAGGCTCTGTTGTGGTAGAGATTGCTGTTGAGGTTACTGGTATTTCAGCAACCGTCTCGGTTGGGACTATTGATTGGTTCCTTGTTAATGATGGGCAGACGCCGAATTGGTCTGGGGTAGACGACTCTCAAACCCCTCGCTGGTCGGAGGTCGATGGATCGCAAACACCTAGCTGGACAGAAATAGCTGCGTGAGCATAAAAAGAGGTTGATATGACAAGCACTTATACAGCAAATCAGGGCATTGAAAAACCAGATACTGGCGATCAGTCAGGAACTTGGGGTGGCACTGTTAATACCAATATGGATATTATTGACCGTGCCATAAGTGGTGTTGGATCGCTTACCCTGACGGGGTCAACAACTACTTTGACCACTACAGACGGTAGTCTTACAGACGGTATGTATCGTGTGTTGGTTCTCGGAGATGGCGGCGACCTTGGTAGTGATAATACGATAACGCTCTCCCCCAATGATCAAGACAAGCTGTATCTTGTGTATAACAATTTGTCAGCCAATCGTAATGCTATTTTCTCTCAGGGAACTGGCGCGAATGTGACTGTGTCTAATGGAGCTACAGCATGGATTTATGCCGATGGTGCTGGCTCTGGCGCTGCGGTTCGTGCGGCTATGATCTCCACGGAAATTTCTGATCAGGATGGCGATACCAAAATACAAGTGGAGGAAGGCGGCGACGACGACGACACCATTAGATTTGATATAGCTGGTGCCGAAGATTTTGTAATGTCGGCAAATAAATTTGAAGTTCAAACTGGCTCAAACATCGACATGAATGGCACTGAGCTAATTCTTGACGCTGACGGGGATACTAGTATTACAGCAGATACGGATGATCAAATAGACATTAGGATTGCCGGAGCCGATGATTTCCAGTTTACCGCCAATACTTTTACTGTCCCATCCGGTAGTACGCTAGAAATTGCTTCCGGCGGAACCATAGCCAATAGCGGCACAGCTACCGGATTTGGAAGTGGAGCAAGTGCTGCGCTAGATAATTTATCAAGTGTAGCTATCAACACCTCTTTAGTTTCCGATACAAATAACACTGACGATTTAGGAACTTCCTCTATTGCTTGGAAAGACCTTTACATCGCTGGCAATATTCATATAGGTGGAACGGGATCGGCTAATGCGCTGGATGATTATGAAACTGGAACATTCACTCCCGTACTCAAATTTGGCACGACTAACAACACTCACGCATCTGCTCCTACATCAGGCTTCTATACAAAAGTAGGACCGGGAATCAATTTTTCTTTAATCGCTCGGATGCTAGACACCATCTCCGGTACTGGGTCTTTGTCTATAGAGGGACTTCCCTTCACTGCAAATTGTCCAAATGTCCCGATGCAGGCCCACGCAACTTTTAATGACTACTCGAATGAGGATAATGTCTCGACCCGAGTTTATGATAACACGACGGTAGTAGCGTTCAATACTGTGTCGAATGGATCAGTTGGAAATTTGGGTGCTTTTGATCACACAAACTTCGCTGATGGAGCAAACAAGTATACTTACGTCACCGGATATTATGAGACTGACTAAGAAGGGAAAAGAAAATGGCTTTAGTTGAGCGAATTAAAGAGGACAAAGTTGAGGTGGTTGGGGATTACAATCACATCCAAGTGCGTCAAGATAAACAAATCATAGACGATAGTGACAACTCCATTAGAGCGAAGGACAACTTTCATCGTTATGTTCTGTCACCGGGCGACGATGTGTCTGGAGAATCAGATCATATTAAAGCTATTGCTGGCGCAGTATGGACTCAGCAAATCATAGATGATTATGCAGCCTATCTTGAATCTATTAAGCCTTAATTATCGACTGAGTAAATAGGGTTGATCTTGGGTTTGGACTAATATAGAGGCATGAATATTTATCAAACAATATTTAATATGAGTGAGGATAAATGCCGCTACAGAAGTTAGTATTTCCGCCGGGAGTGTTCAG